GGTTAAAAGAGGAGGCTCCAAAATGAGAGATATTACTATTTTGTTCGCTAACGATACTTATACAGTTATTCGAGGTCTTACCTATACATATAAAGCGGATATGAGTCTATTTGTGATTGAGACGGAGACGACAAACGTCGCTATTCCTCGAGAAAACGTAAAGTTAATAGGATTTAGCGAGGATATCGATACAACCGGATTTAAGGCTCTTACCTATCATTATTAAGGAGTTGAAAGTATGCAATATATCGTACTAAACGGAAAGAGTCCTACTCATAAATTTAAGGACGGAGACGGAGCTAAGACCTGGGACGAGGTTAAGGATTTCGACGACGTAGCGGTTATAGTCCCTAAAGGCTATATCGTTCTCGATTTCGATACTACCTCCGACGCGGAGATTATGCTTAAAATCGTCGAGGGACTCGATCTAAAATGTCGAGTAATGAGAACGACTCGCGGTATACATTGTTGGTTTAAGACCTCCGGGGAGGAGCCTAAGAACTTTATTAAGAATAGACTCGCAATCGGTATTTATTCCGACCGTAAATCCGGAGGCCGTAACGCCTACGTCAAGATCAAGCAAGACGGCAAGGCTCGCGAGTGGATTCGTAAGCCTAAAGAGATACAAGAGGTCCCTAAGTGGCTCTCCCCTATTTCCGCTCCAGGTAATAACTTTTCTTTTAAGGGTATGGGCGACGGATCCGGACGAAACCAGGAACTATTTAACTATATCGTTTATCTACAAACTAAAGGATTTACTCGCGAGGAAATCCGAGAGACTATCGAGATTATTAATAAGTATGTTTTCGAGGATCCTCTAGACGATTACGAAATCTCGACTATATGTAGAGACGAGGCGTTTAAGCCGGACGACGTTATCGCGGAGCAAGTGGAGAAAGCCGAAAAGCGAGCTAGTTTTAATCACGTCGAAATAGCCGAGGAGTTAATCGCGGAGCATAATCTAATTAACTATCACGGTACTATTTACGAGTATAAGGACGGCTATTATCAACCTTGTAGCAGCTTAGGAAAGTATATAAGAGAAAAGGTCTACGCTATTAAGAATAATCAACGTAACGAGATAGTCTCTTATATCTCCGATATGGAAAAGATACCAGGCGATAAGATTAAGGTTAATCCTTATATTATTAATTGCAAGAATACGAGACTTAACCTAATTACTGGAGAGTGCTTACCGTTCGATTCTAGCGTTATAGACCTTACTCAAATACCGGTTACTTATGATCCGTCCGCTTATTGCTCCGATCTGGATAAAATGCTTAACCGCGTTTTCCTGGGAGATAGAGAGGTTATAAACCTATTCGAGGAAATGATCGGAGCCGGACTTATTAAGCATAGCCGATACCAGAAAGCATTTATGTTATATGGTAGCGGATCAAACGGAAAGAGTACGGTTTTAGACGTCGTAAGACTATTCGCCGGAGCTAGTAACTACTCGGCGATACCTCTCGAAAAGGTTACGGATCGTTTCAATACGGCGGAGCTTGAAAACAAGTTATTTAACATAGGCGACGACGTGGATAACGTTACTCTTAAGGATACCGGTACTCTTAAAAAGCTATTCGCCGGTAACGCGATTATGGTCGAGAGAAAAGGAGAAACGCCTTACACGATCGAGCCGTTCGCGACTCATATTTACAGTTGTAACGCGATTCCTAGATCGTTCGATAAGTCGGACGGATTTTATCGCCGTTGGTTGTTTATTCCGTTTAATGCTAAGTTTACTCCGTCGGATCCGGACTACGATCCATTAATCGAGGAAAAGATCTCGACGGATATAGCTCTCTCCTACTTGCTTAATATCGCGATTAGAGGCGCTAAGAGACTAATCAAGCGAGGACGATTTACGGAGCCGGAGAGCGTTAAAAAGGCGCTCGAGGAGTATAAGGCGGATAACTCTAATACGCTATCCTGGATCGAGGATAAGGGACTAACCGAGGACTATTTCCTAGAGAACGCTACCGATAAACTTTATAGCGATTTTACGGACTGGTGTAAGCTCTCCGGAATTAAGAGCGGAAACGTAACCGGTAAAAAGGCGTTCTATAAGGAGGTTATCGCTAAGTATGAGTTTGAGGATAAGCCTAAACAGAAATCGGACGGAAAACGTTACTTTATTCTAAAGATATAGGAGGTTTTATATGTATTTGTTAGATAAACCATTAACTCAAAACGAGCGCGACAATATACAAGATTCTCTAAAGGGTAATATTTGTCGAATATGTGTATCCAATGATCCGGAGGAAATATTAGTACATTTGGGATTCGCTATCGATAGGTTATCTATGTTAGCGTACAGCAACATAAAGAGCTTAAAGGAGAAAGAAATAGACGATTTTCTAAATGATTAGGAGGTTTGTTATATGAGTAAGAAAGATTCGGTTAAGTATCCGGCGTTTGACGTAGTAATCATAGACGAAAGCGAGGCGGAGTAAATGACTTGTCCGGTTTGTGGAAATAGGACTCGAGTAATCGCTAATCGTGCGGAGTGCGACGGAGTATATAGGCTTAGGGTTTGTACGGATCCTACTTGTAAACATAGATTCTTTACCTCGGAGTACGAAAGCGACGGAGAGTCTTTTTACAGATTACAAAGACAACTAGATAGCAAGCGTAGAGAGCTTAGGAGGTTGAATGGATAACAGAATTAAACAGATAGTCGATTTTTACGGTAAGGATAGTCAAGTCGATATAACGATAGAGGAATGTTCGGAACTGATAAAAGCCTTACTAAAAGAGAGGCGATATCCTGGTAGCGATCGACTCGCGATAATTGACGAAATCGCCGACGTCGAGATTATGCTTAATCAATTAAAGATTATTTTCGATTGCGAGATCGCCGTCGATTGTAGGATCGGTTATAAGCTCAAGCGACAACTTGAGAGAATGAAAAAATCATAACAAAAACTATAACAAAAACTATAACAAAAACATAACAAAAACTCGGATTTTGAAAATTAGCGAAAAATATTAAACTCGATATTTTGTCGCGAGTATAACAAAAACTAACAAAATAACAAAAACAAAAAAGTTTTTGTTATGGTTTTTGTTATGGCTCAAAGCCTTATTTATCAAGGGTTTCAAGCAATTTATAACAAAAACTATATTTTTTTACTAACTTCTATAGATATTTAATATATATAGTATATATAGATAAGAAAATAAATATATATAGAAGTTGCGAATTTTTTTGTTATTTTGTTATGGTCGAGGATTTGGGGGTAAAAATGAGTAATCTAGACCAGGGTTTAGAAACTAAGAAACGATATCTAAAAAGATATAAAAAGACTATCGCTCTAGTTGATAGACTTAAGAATAAACTCGAATTTCTTAACGAGAAAATGGGATCCGCAAGAATTGCTAACTATTCCGATTTACCTCGAGGCGGTATCCCAGTAACCGAGGCGGATCTTATAGCCGATCGAATAGAACTCGAGAAAAGGATCAAGCGCCTGGAGGTTAAAGCTAATCGATATAAAAGCGAGATTCTAGATATAATAGACGAATTAGACGATATTCGTTACGCCGATATATTAGAGTCTTTCTTTATCGATTGTCTATCGTTCGAGGATATAGCCGAGAATAATAGTTACTCCATTCGTCAAGTAATACGACTATACCAGGAGGGCGTTAGGCTATGCAAGATACCGGAGAGAGATTGTCAGTAGAATGTCAGTAAAATGTCAGTAAGTTGTCATTACTTTGTCTAGGCTTTTAAGATATTATGATATCGTAGCCAACTAGATAAACGGTTGTCTTTATAGCCTCCTAATAGGCTATAAGATTAGTAATAGTCTTATAGCCTGGCTATATCCTCTAAGGAGTGTTATTACTATGTTACTAAAGGCTTGTAATCGGTGTAAGAAGTTAATAAGATATGGGGCGGTATATTGTGAGGGGTGCGCTCCTATCGTAGAGAAAGAGAGAGAGGCTAGACTTCTAGAGAGTAGACGATCTAGTAATCGTCGATACAATAAGACGAGGGATCCTAAGTATGGGAGATTCTATAACTCGGGGGAGTGGCGTACTCTATCAAGAGCGAGGCTCCAAGCGGACGGTTATCGTTGCGTTAAGTGCGGTAAGATCGCTAGCGAAGTAGATCACATTAAACCGATACAAACTCCGGAGGGTTGGGAGTTACGTTTAGACTGGGGTAATACTAGGTCGTTATGTATTGATTGTCATAACGAAAGACATAATCGATTTATTAAGAAACGTACTAAAGACGAGTAAGTCTTAAGAGGCGTTTCTTTTTAGTTGGTGACTAATTAACCGATATTAATTTATCGGTTTTTTTGTTGTGAGAGAAATATATAAAATATATTTGTGAAATAAAACGTAGGGGTAGGTAAAAAAGTATCTACCTTTTCGGGGATAACGGTACAAGGGGTACTCTTTGTAGCAAAAAGTCCCTACAGAAAAACAAAGGAGGTTAAAATGCTAAGAGTTTGTTTTAATTGCTATGGAAATTACACGACCGACAAGGTTTATCAATGGGATCAAAACCATACTATTAAGGTTATGGGTTTGGATCTGGATTACGCTCCGGCTATCCATTTTTGTAATAAGCTAAGTACGGAGGCGATCGTCGTTCATTCCGAAAAGGTCGAGGACGGATTTACGGCTCCGATTCCGAATATCTTACTCCAAGAGCCTTATAATATCTTTGCTTACGTCCATATCTACGACGTCAATAACGAGAGCGCTAAGACGATCGAGCTTGTTACTATTCCTCTCGTTAAGAGGATCAAGCCGAGCGAGTACGAGTTTATCGACAACTCCGATATTATGAATTTCGAGCGCCTGGAGACTGATATCGCCGACTTTATCGCTAAGGTAACGGCGGACTTCGAGGAGCATAAGGAATACGTCGAGTCGTTGGTATATAAGCCTAATATCTTGTTTAATACGGAGGATTTTGTTACACCGTATCTACTTACTACAGAAACTAAGACTTACGGCGTTATTCCATATGGCGCCGGCGTCTTGCGTGCCGTTAATAATTCAAATAGCTCATTTAAGTTGATATTAGGTGAGGGTTTGCAACCTCAAAGCACAAATACGAATACTTGGGTTTTTCCGTTGATCGATACGTCTTTAACGACTATTAGTGAGGATAATCCTATAACTGTAACATTGCTAACAAATAAGGGTGTAGTATCTGGCACAATAACAACACGTACCGCCGTTACTGTTAATATTGGAGATGGTGCTTTCTCTATTAATCGTCGTCTAATTGAGTCGGATAGTAGCGTTCAAGGTATTGCTCATTGTCGCGATAATGTAGACGCGCTTGTAATTAAGCCTACTACAGTAGATAGTACTATTAGAGTTAAAGCTATAAAGGCGGAGTATTCTCCGGTATTTACAGGATTCGCTCCTAAGCCTTACGAGAGATACCTAGATAACTACTACTCTAATCAATACTCGGACGCTAACCTAGAGATGGCTAAGGCTTATACAGATACGACGGCGATCGAGGTTATGAAAAGCGAGAACTTACTTTTTAACGCGGATTTCGCTTATAATTGTCCGCTTAATAGTGCTTTTAACGGCGTCGGAGATCCAGGTCTCGCCGGTTGGGAGACTCTACCTAACGTAAGTTATAAACCTACATTAGGACTACTCGTTACTCCGGACGTAGGAGGTCCGTTCTTGGTACAATGGTTAGACAATAATACCGGAAACTATGGATATAAAGAGAGCGGATATCTAACTATAGAATGGTCGACGAAAACAGATACAAGTACTATTAATACTTTGGTCGTACCTATCGGAGCCGATAAGGAGAATTATATAAGTAGTAGCCTCGGTAACTCGTTTACGCTTAACAGCGTAGATATGCAAGTTTACTTGACTGGTACTCGATTCCATTTACAGATACCGACTCCTGTTACGGCGACCGACGCTAATACGACTTATATTAGATCTCTTAAGTATGAGGCTAACGATAAGGCTACTCCAATCGTACATAGCTCCGTAGAGAGTGCTAGACTTGAGGCTATCGCGGATCACGTAGACGCGAGAGTATCGGGTTGTTTAACAACCGCTAATAGTTACGCGGACGCTAAAGCGAATAACGCGTTAACAAACGCTAAGACTTACGCGAATACTGGAGATACTAATACGCTTAATAGTGCTAAGGCTTACGTACAAGCCGAGATATATACCGGAAATTTTTCGGCGAATTATGAGGTCCACCCTAACGATACGATACAAAATTGTTTATTAGAGTTACACGATTCTTTGGCGGATATTCAACAATGCGCTTGTACTTTACGGTACGGCTCCTCTCAAACGGCTTTTGTAACCGGACAGAAATATAACGTAAATGTCGGTGTATATTTGGTTATGCCTCGCTCTACGAATAGTTGCTACTATATGAGAGTCGGTAAAGATAGCTCGGGACAAGTAGGCGTACATTATATAAACATAAACGCCGGCGCTACGGCAACAATAGTTTATCCTACCGCGTTAGCTTAATAGATACTATAAGGAGGTGGTAATATTGAGCGGACAAAGACAACCTATCGAGCTTGTAATAGCTAAGGGTAAAAAGAACTTAACAAAGGCGGAGATACAAGAGCGACGCGATAGAGAGATTAAGCCGATCGTCGACGATATTACCGCTCCTAGTTATTTAACGAAAAAGCAAAAAGACGAGTTTTATAAGCTCGCTAATCAACTACAGAAACTTAAGATAATGGGCGAGACCGACGTCGATACGTTGGCTCGCTTTATTATTGCTAACGACTTCTATATAAACGCGGTTAAGCAACTTAGAAAGTCGGAGGTTAAAAACGATCCTATCGCGTTCGAGAATTGGAGTAGGATCCAGGAACGATACTTTAAGCAATGTCGTTCGACCGCTAACGATTTAGGGTTATCAATTACGAGTAGGTGTAAGTTAGTCGTCCCGGCGACTAATGATACTCAAGTCAAAACTAATAAATTCGCGAAATTCGAGAAAGGATCCGATTAAGTGGGATACGCTCCTATCTACGACCGAGTAACCGAGTACGCGAGTAAGGTCGTAACCGGGGAGGTTGTCGCCGGCGAGTTACATATTCTCGCCTGTAAACGACATTTAGACGACCTTAAAAAACAAAGATCCGAGGAGTTTCCGTACTACTATAGTCCGGAAAAGGCTCTCGAGATTATCGAATACGCCGAAACGCTAACTATCGCCGAGGGAACGGAGCCGAAACCGGTTAGGTTAATAGATTCTCAAGCGTTCGACCTCGGCGTTACGTTCGGTTGGTATAAGGCTACTAATAATAAACGTCGATTCCGCCGTCGTTATAAATGTATGGCGAGGCAAAACGGAAAGACGTTCGAAAACGGTATTATGGGTACTTATATCTCCGGATTCGGTGGCTATCGTTTCGGTAAGTTATTTACCGTAGCGACGAAAAAGAGACAAGCGCGTCTAGCCTGGGAGGAAATGAGTAAATTTATTACGATTGATCCAGATCTCGGCGAGTTTTTCTCGGTCAAGGATTATAAATCGGTTATCGAGGCTCTCGATACTAATTGTACTATCGAGGCTTTAAGTAAAGAGGCTGGACTCGACGACGGATTTAGATCGATATTTAGCTCGATAGACGAGCTACACCAACATAAAGACAATAAGATATATAAGGCTTTATACAATGGTACGCGAGCCTTAGACGAGACTTTAGTCTCTATGATTACTACCAGAGGAGAGAAATTAAACTCTTTCTGTAAAGAAATGGACGACTATTGTATTAATATCCTCCGAGGAGTCTCCTCCGCCGAGGATTTTTTTGTCGATATCTATTGTCTAGATCCTAAAGATGATATCTGGGATCCGAATAATTGGGTTAAGGCTAATCCGTTTATTTGTTCGCCTGGTAACGAGGAGCTTTTCGAGGTCCTCAAGGCGGACGCTCAAACGGCGCGAGATATGGGAGGCTCGGACCTCCGAGACTTTTTAACTAAGTCTCTTAATATGTGGGTGGAAAATACCGACGATCAATTTATCGCGCCGGATAAGTGGCAAGAGTGCGGAACGGATAAAACTCTTAAGGATTTCGTCGGTCGTAAATGTTGGGTAGGCTTAGACCTATCGAGCGGAGGCGACTTAACGACGATCGCTCTCGAGTTTCCGGAGGAGGACGATAAGTATTATCTATACTCTCATTCCTTTATGCCTCGCGGTAGACTGGAGGAGCATATAGAGACGGACCTCGCGCCGTATGATCTATGGGAGACTATGGAACTTATAACAGTAACCGGAGGATCCGGAGACTTTAAGAACGACTATAAGTTTATAATCTCGCATTTGAAAAAATTAAAAGAGGAATATAGCCTCGAGTTTCTCGGTATCGGTATCGATCCGCATAACGCGGACGGTATCCTATCGGACCTCGAGGCTTTTGGTTGTCCGGTAGTTATTATCGTTCAATCTTGTAAGAGTCTTAACGACGCTACGGTCGATATTCAACTCTTAACAAAGAGTAAAAATATCTCTTACGACCGTAGTAACGAGCTTTTAACCTGGAGTTTTATTAACGCCTCTATCGTTCGAAACTCATTCGACGAGATAAAAGTCGATAAAAAACCAGGTCAAAGATATAAGCGTATCGATCCGGTCGACGCTTGTATCGACGCTCACGCGGTAATGTTAAAAGCCAAAACCGAGACTAAGGTCGACGTCGAGTCCGAACTTGATAAGTACCTTAAGGCTATGGGTTGGCAATCTTAATAAAAAGGAGGGGAAATCTTGAAATTTCATACTAGAGTTAAGACGGCTCTTAACGTCTTATTTAATAAGTCTACTAGGCAGACTACAGCATTGAATAATTTACTAGACTTTCTAGGGTTAAGCGATACTAAAGTAGACAATTTATCGGAGGCGACTTATTTCGCTTGTCTTAAGGTATTAAGCGAGGCGATCGGTAAGCTACCTCTTAAGTTATTACAGTATAACGACCGTAACGGCGTAGTTAATGCGAGATATCACCCGTTATATAAGGTCTTACATGATAGACCTAATCCGTATATGACGAGCGCGGTATTTTGGTCCACTATG